TGCTAATTAGCAAAGCCAGCAATATCATCTTTGACGAAAAGCCACCGTCTAAAATCAGCCATGACCCGTCAAAGTTTGCTTGTAGGTTTTGTAATTATATTCCGATTTGTCACGGCGGTGAACTGCCAGAAGTTAATGCCAGAACAGACGCCCACAGCACTCCAGAGCGGGACGGCACTTGGAGCCGTAAAGAGGGCGCAGGGGGCCACCTGTTTAATCCTTTCATGGTTCCTGACGATTGGGAGATCATAGACGCTGGAGATGATTTCGTGGAGTATCAGACCCCACATGGCGTCATCCGCAATCAAGACAACAGCGAAGAATTGAGGGAGAGGTTATTGAGGGAGAGGTTTTCGTGATGAAAAACTGGTGGGAAGATTTGGAATTGATGCGGCGTTTGTTTCTCTATGATCCAGAGGCTGGACTGATTTACGCAAAGGATCGATCAGAGGAAGATTTTTACGACACTGGCGAGGGCAGTTCGTTTGTCAGTGCTGCGGGTGCTGCGGCTAAATATAACAAAGAGCGCAGTGGCAAGCTGGCTATGAGCCGCAGGGTAAAGACTGAGAGATCGACGTGCTACTATTTATGCGGTGGCATTTCTTATCGCGGCCATGACAAAAAAATGCAGGCGCATCGCGTGGCCTTTTTTCTGCATCACGGCCACTATCCTATTTGGCCTAACTCTGTGGATCACATTAACAGAGATGGCTGCGATAACAGGATAGTAAATTTGCGAGAGGTCACGGCGCGTGAGCAGTCTGCGAACACTGGCGTCAGCAAGGCCAACACATCAGGCGTCAAGGGCGTTAGCTTTTTAAAAGACAAAGGGAAGTGGAGGGCGTCGATGAATATTGATGGCAGAAAAACTAATCTTGGTACGTTTTTAACAATGAACGAGGCAGTGGCTGCACGGCTACAAGCGGAAAAAAGAGTTTCACATGACCTTTGAATTACGAGATTATCAAAAAGAGGCCGTCGATGGCTTGTACAACTATTGGGCGAGTAAAGCGGGTGATAATCCACTTATAGTCGCACCCACTGGATCGGGCAAGACAGCCATCATAGCTCAGATAGTGAAAGACGCCATGTCATTTTCTGGCACCCGTGTGATGATTGTGACCCACGTCAAAGAGCTTTTGGAGCAGGGGGCCAATGGCCTACTGAAAATGTATCCAGAAGCTGATTTCGGCATCTACAGTGCAGGGCTGAAACAGAAGGTGTTGGACAAGCCGATCACATTTGCTGGCATTCAGAGCGTCTGGGAACGCGCCTATGACATCATTCCTGCGCCAGACCTTATTCTGATCGATGAGGCGCACATGCTGCCAAAAAATACTGAGACGCGATATAATCGCTTTATTGCTGATTTGAAAGTGTGCAACCCTGACATCAAAGTGGTGGGCCTGACAGCCACACCCTATCGATTGGACAGTGGCTATCTCCACAAAGGTGCAGGCCATCTGTTCGATGGCATAGCCTATGACATCCCTGTGTCGATGCTGATGGAGCAGGGCTACCTGTCGCCTGTCATTAGCAAAGGTGGTCTGAACCAGATCGATCTGACCAACGTAAAAAAACGGGGCGGTGAGTTTATTGAGAGCGACCTCGCAACGGCTGCGTCTGATCCCGAACTGGTGCGGAAGACGGTTGCTGAGATTGTGGAACTGAGCGCGGATCGCAAAAGCTGGCTGGTGTTTAGCAGCGGCGTAAATCACGCCTACATGCTGAAGGATGAATTTGAGGCGCACGACATTGATGTCGGCGTGGTGACAGGTAACGACAGCAGCGCCGTGCGGGAGCAAACGATTGCAGACTTTAAGAGCGGTGAACTTAAATGCTTGATAAATGTGAACGTGCTGACCACTGGATTTGATCACCCTGCTGTGGACGTTGTCTGTTTGTGCAGAGCAACCGCAAGTTGTGGCCTCTATATCCAAATGGTCGGGAGGGGTACGAGAGTAGCCGAAGGCAAGACTGATGCCCTCGTTCTTGATTTCGGAGCCAATGTTCAGCGTCACGGATTTATAGATAGGGTAAAACCCAAGGATGAATCTGCGGGGGCAGGCGAGGGTACGGCACCAGTGAAGCAGTGCGAGGCTTGCCAGACCATGTGCTTTGCGGCGGCGTTGCAATGCCACGTCTGCGGCCATGAGTTTCCACCACCAACGCTAAACCATAATTCAAACAGCTACAGCGGGGCCATGCTCTCCAGTCAGGTTAAGGAAGAATGGGTCGATGTGGATAGCGTAATTTACCATCGCCACAAAAAAGAAGGCAAGCCTGACTCGGTCAAAGTCACGTATTACGCTGGGATGTTATCAGTGAACGAATGGCTATGCCCCGATCACGGGGGCTACGCCGCGAGTAGATACCAAGCGCGTAAGCCTTTGCTATCTTCGGGGGCCGACACAACGAGCGAGGCTCTTGATGAGTGCCAATGGTGGGATAGCCCCAGCCGCATCAAGATAAAACCCTCGACATACAATCCAAAATATTTTGAGGTTGTGCAGTTTGATTATACAAAAGTGGAGAGAAAAATTGAAAAGCAAGAAGGGCTATACGCTGATTGGGGTGTCGAAGACATACCGTTTTAAGCACTCTGAACACAGCGAACAGGTGGGTTTTGTGAACTGGTTTCGGGCCAAATATCCAGACACGCTGATTTTTGCGATCCCAAACGGTGAGAAGCGTAGCATATCTGTGGCGACACGGCTGAAGGCCGAGGGGGTCACCAGAGGGATACCAGACCTGTACATCCCCTCCTGCAATCTTTGGGTCGAAATGAAGCGCGTGACGGGTGGCAGGCTTTCCCCCGATCAGAAAAAAGTGATCGAATATTTAAGATCGGTGGGCCACACTGTAATTGTGGGGAAGGGCGCAGGCGATGCGTCGAAGCAAGTGCTGGAGTTTTTGGAAAAATGACAAAATGGAGGCTGGATAAATTGATACACCGCGATGAATATCAGATGGTGATCGAACACAACAAACGCTTGGAGGCTGACAATGCTGGCCTCAGAGAACAGATTAAATTTTACCGAAAAAAGCTGCTGAAGGAGAGGCTAAATGAAGAAACTAACACCAGCGCATGACGCTGAACTGCGCCATTTGAGGGGCCAAGTGGATCGTCTGGAGCGAGAGGCTTATCGAAATAGTCCAGTGCCAAATTCACAGAACGATCTCTGGATGGCGAGACAGGAACTGAAAAACTTTGTCAGCGGATTGCGACAGAACGAATACCAAATCTGAGGGAGAGAGCAGATGACAGACGATAAGCTAGGCCAGAAAATGCTGGAGTTTGAGCGCAGCCAGACAAAAATCATTAGAACCACTGGGAATGAGCTTCTGATAGGCAAGCCAATGCGACCCACTTTGCCGTGCGATATGGGAGAGCCACGGGCAAGCCGCACGGATACTGGCGCGTTTACTCCGATCTTGAGGGCGTTAGCAAAACACGGCCCAATGACCAGTAGAGACTTGGCGCGGCTGCTGAAACAAAACTCACACAATGTTTGTGGCACAGTTCGCCACGCCGTGACGGCTGGATTAGTTGATCAGACCCCTCACTCTATCCCAAGAGAAGAAGATGATAAAAAAAACGGCCATATGGACTGCTGGCTGTATCATCTCGCGGCATAAATTTCATCGGGGGAAAGTCGCCCATTTTGGCTTCCCCCTACTTTCCCCCTATATACCCCCTATATATTAATTAAATGTATTTAGTTTGTATTTTGCTATTGTATCTCCCGATATACCTGCTATGTATAATGGTATAGCAACCAAGGAGAGACCCAATGAAAACGCTTCAAGATTACATCAACCTCGCATGGAACCAATTTCAAGAGGACGGCACCTTTGCCGCCAAGGCTCACCAGAAAGAGGCGCTGGGTTACTTGAACCTCGCTTATGAAACTGTTCGCAATACCAACCAGACTTGGCAGCTTGCGCCTGAGACCCGCGCCACAGATGAAGATTACTGGGCAGTCCCTTACGACCTTCACCAAATCCGCGACAAGCACACCCGCTTGTTTAAGGACGATCTCCGCGCTGATCTGGCTCGTTTGGTTGAGCTTCGCCGTGTGTTCAAAGAAAGCACAGTGGTCAAGCCTGCGCCAAAAGATGACCGCATCAGCGAAAAGCAAAAGCAAGTCACTGAGACTGTCGTTGACATGATCAATCGTCGTGTCGCCCAATACCATCAGGCAGTCGAGCTTGGCCGTCTCTTTGGAAACCTTCCAGTGTCTGTCACACCTCACCTTGTGACCAACGAACACAACACAACTTTCACCCGTTGTTTCTTTTATCTGTCAGGCAAGCTCACAGCCCTGTCAGTCATCATGGCCGCGCTCGACACGCTGAACCGTGAAAAAGAAAACTCATAATCCAACGGGGGGCTTCGGCCCCACCCACTATCCAATCAGGAGAATCCAATGCTTCCAAGAACTGCCCAAGCCCACACCCCGCTCCGCGCCAGCAAGAGCCTCCGTACATGGTGTGGCCCATACGCCGTTGCTGTGTTTCTGCGTCAGCACTATGACGCCGCCTATGACGCCTGCCTGCAATTTACATATCGCGGCAAGATCACGGGCATGAGCAACAGCCTGATGAAAGTTGTAATGGGGGCCAACAACGTCGAGATGACGTTTCACTACAAGCGCGAAATCGGTTCGTATGCCAGAGACAATGCCACGCTGGCAGCTTGGCTCAAGACCCGTGACCGCAAGAAGACCTATCTGGTCAACATCACGGGCCACTACATTGTGGTGTCGGGCGACAAGACTATCGACAACCAGTCTGGCGAGTGGCACAGCGTCCGTAAATCCAAGCACCGCCGCAAGCGCGTGGCCTACGCTTGGGAAATAAAAGCACCCCATTGATAAATTAATTAACAATACCCCTTGATATATCTTGGGGTATCACTATATGTATTAGGTAAGATCAAAAATTCAAAAATGGAGAGACCCAATGACATTTACATTCCTCACAGAAAACCAGATCGACATCTTAGCCGAAGAGGCCGTCACAAATTTTGAAGTAAGCGCAAGCTGGAATGCTGCCGCCTACGCCGCTCTGCAATATTCTCGCGATGAGTGGGGCTTCAACCCATATGGAACTGCGATAAAGTTGGTTATCAAACGCGCAAAATTGATCTGGCAAGCCGAAACAATTCGCGTCAAAGCCGTCATCGCATAACCCAACGGGGGCCATCGCGCCCCCACCAACCAAGGAGAGAAAATATGAAATACGAATGGGAAGATGAAATCGATCTGGAGGGTATACTGGAGCGGATCAATGAGCCGCTGCCCCTGCACCTTTCTGTGATTGGCCTTGCAGTAGTTAACACAGACGCCGCCGAAGGGTGTCTGCAAATTGAACAAGACTGGATCGGCAATGATTGGGTTGACGTGATGCAAGACATCAAGGGCGATGCCTCTACCGCCTATGAAGAGTGCCGAAAGCGCCCAGATCAGGAGACAGGCAAATGATCCCCTGTCCAGAGTGCGACCACACCGATTATCACGGCAAGGTCGAGAAAGAAGTCCACCAGCGTTTTGGTGGAACGCTGGAGCCTGTTGGAGAATGGGTCGATTGCGATTACTGTGATGGCAGTGGCGAAGTGGAGGGGGATGAAGATGAGCGATAAAACGGTGGTTGAATTTCCATCTCTGTCCGATTTGGATCGGCAGTTTGAAGAGCTTGAAAGGCAGCGTGAATTGATCAGGGAACAGGCGCGACAGCTTGCTGCTGTTCACAAGCCCAAATAGCCGCTATAATGCCCCTATTCCATTTAGGGGGTGATGACCCATGATCGATCCTGTGAGCGCCTACGCTGCCGCCACAACCGCCTATAAAGGCGTTAAAATGCTGCTGCAGGCTGGCCGTGAAATCGAAGACGTTTCAAAGCAGCTTGGGTCTTGGTATAGCGCAGTGGCTGATATTACTCGCGCCGAATCACAGCGCAAAAATACAACGTGGCTGGAAAAGAAACAGCACGGCGAGGCATCGATTGAGCAAGAGGCGATGGACATCACGATCCGCGCCAAAAAATTAAAAGAGTTTGAATATGAAATTCGCGTAATGTTGGACTATAGATTTGGTTTAGGAACCTATGATCAGATGCTTGGCATGAGACGCAAAATTAGGGCAGAGCGAGAGCGCACGGTATATGCCGCAATGGAGAGCAAGCGCCAAATGGCAAACAATCTTGCAATCACGGGATTGGCTTTGGGCATTGTGGCCGTGCTGGGCGGTGGCCTTTATCTGATTGCGCTTGCGCTATGATTAAAGTTTTATTGATGTCTGTAACGCTGGCTGGCGTTGCAAATCCCACCCACGTACCGTGCAGTTTGTGGAAACGGATTACTGACAAAAATACTGGTCAGAAAATTTGCGTCTATCGCTTCTCAGCGGGATTTGGGGGGCTTGGATATCACTATCCAACGCTGTCGTTTTCCGAATGCCCCCGTGTTTTTCAGTGCGTTTATGAGAAGAAAGACAAACGGCCCACGCTAAACGAGATATTGGATGGGTTAAGGGACGGCTTCTGAGCTACTGAGCAGCCTCTCGTATCTGTGCCGCTGCGTCAGTGCCTCTGAGAGCCTTTATGAGAGCCGCTGTGGCCCCGTCTGCATCAAGTTGCATTGTCGGTACTTTCACACTGTCATACATAGCCTGTGCCTCTGGTGTGGCCGCTTCTGCTGGCCCTACGCTACTTTCATTTGTTGAAGACGCCAACAGTGCAGCCTCCAAGAACCCACGACCATCACTAATATTGAGAGCATTTGCCAGTCGTTTAAACGCAGGCGTTTTAATCGCAGCAGCAATTTCTGGTTCAGACGCTGAGACTGCAAGTTTTTTAAATGTAGGACTATTTAAAAAGTCACCCGCCGCAGAAATTTTTTCTTTGCTGCCTTTATTTAAAAGCATATCACCTATAGTGTCCACGGCCATAGCCCCTGCTGGGCCTCCCGCCGCCTGACCAACCCCAGCGCGAACTATCCTGTTACCCATAATTCCTTGGAATACTCTTTTTACAAGACCTTCAGCCGTCAATGCTTGGACAAGAGCCTGATTAGCCTTCCCTGTCTGTAGGACGGCCCCACGGGCCTGTGTGATGCGTTTAGAGACGTTATTAAGGTCAGACATAAACTGACTACTGTCTTCGCCTAAAATGCCAATAATTTTATTATAGACAGGCTTGTTTCGCTTTAGACCCTCAAATGTTTTTGAAAACTTGGCAAAATCAAACGGCCCGTCGAAACCTACGGCTTCAGATACTGACAACGCATTTATGGCTGTAGCCATTGCTTCACGCTGTAGCTCTTTTGGAATGACTTTTAATAGTCTGTTGAGGCCAGCTATATCACCTTTAGTTCCACTGGTTATTGCCGTCCTCAGTTTTCCTGCCAGACTGCCTTCGCCATCTTTGCCAAAAAATGTGACAATGCGCTTTTCTAGAGCTTTTTGCTTTGCCGTTGTTTGATTTGCCAAACGCAGTGCGGCTCTAGCTTCGTCTCCACCAACCCTCTGCGCCGTTGCAAGATAATCTTCGGTTAATGCTCCATATATACGTTTTGCAGTGCCAGTATCCATATCGGCAAATTCACCTTCGCCCTTGTTTATGGCTTTACCAATACCGTTTCTAAACTTTTTCAATGCGGCGTAAGTCAAAGGCGTGTTTGGGTCTGTCAATGTATCGAAAAGCATCTTTTCTTTGCCTGTCAGCGCGTTTACGCCACCAAGTTCTTCAAGCATTTTATTTAACAGCATTACACTATTTTGTGGTTCAACCAGTGAGTTTGCTGGAACTACTGAATCAACTTGATTGTACAGCCCTTTCGCAGCTTGTTGCAAAGATGTTTGTGTCTGTTTTAATGTTGTTTGAATGCGCTCTGAAATTGATGCAACATCTGGAGTTGCGTCAATTGTAGCCATCATTTCGTCTGCTTGCTTAGATGCAGCAACAACAATATTTCTAAAATTTGCTTCGGCTTCTGATCCTGCAATTGATCGGCTTAGACCAGCCGCGCTTCGTAGCTGCGTATTGTCGCTCAGAACGTCTGCTGGCACGTCAATGCCAAGGCGCTCTGCCGCTGCCGCTGCGTCTGGATTTACTTTGGCCGCTGCCGCTAGTGCTTCCGCTGCCCTTTGTGAACCTTTGCCACCAGTGGATGCCACACGAATTAATTCGCCCAACGCATCTGGCGTTAGGGTAGGTGCCGCCCGTGCTGCGGTCTGTGTTGCCACCCGCGCCGTGGGGGCCGCTGCAACAGGGGCAGGGGCTTGAACAGTACGCATTGCGGTGATCTCATCAGGCGTAAACTGTCTAGCCACCTGTGCCTCTGTTATGCCGCCCACGCTTGGATTAACCACTTTACGGCCACGCATTAGGGAGCTTGGAGAACCCATGAAGGCGTCTGGCATTGCCATCATATCACGCGCAAATCTTGTTGCGTTTCCCTCGCTCATGCCTGCCTTCATAAACAGGTCTGCAATGCCACCAATAACGTATCCAGCGCCCTCTGAGGCGGTGCCTGCCACGGTTAGCCCTGCGTCACCAATAAGCTCTAAAGCCAATTGAACGGCTTGGGGGATGGAAATCATGGGGCCGTCTTTTAATGACGGGTCTTTGGCCTTCTGAGCATCGCTGTAGCCGTACAGCAATACTTCATCAGGTACGTCAACAATGCCGCCCTCACCAGATAGGTTTACACCTGTTGCTGCCTGTTCAGCCAGTTCACGCCCCTCTTGGGACATTTGCTGACGCAGTGGGACAGGGGTTCTTTTAGGTTGCACTGTGGCCGTGCCATCATCAGCAACAGGAACCATTGGGTCAGCAGTGACGGGTACGGTGGCGGTTTCTGTTTTTTTAGCTTCGGCTTGCCGTGCTTGCGCTTGACGTATTCTGGCCGCTCTAATTCTTTCTTCTTTTGTCATAATTAAAGCCCCAATTCATCCATACGTTTTTCCCAAGCATCAAATTGATCATCCGTTAAAGCACCAACATCAATTTCATTTAGTTCCGCAGCCAACATAGTAGTGAAATCATAATTTGTTCCAGACTGCCTTAGCTCTGCTTCTTGGCGTTCACGTTCTTCTTGTTCTTGTCTCTGAAGTCTTAACCAATCACCTACTGTCTTATCTCCATCTGACAAATATACTGCTTGCCCTGTAAGATATTCTGACAATTTTTGCTGTGCATCTATTTTACGATCTAACCAATCAGCCAATGCTTCTTCTTGTAAATTTGTGGGTAGTGCTGTATTCAAAGCAAGGCTAAGTTCACCTTGGCTAAGAGCGCCAAATGTTACAGACCCCACAACATCTAAGCCAAGACTACTTCTGACATTTTGAAGCTCAATGGTAGACGATCTCCAACTTGGCAACAAACTTTCAATAACACCAGTATTTGCCCCTTCTTCAACGACCAATCTTCTTGCTTCATTAAGATTTGCAATATTTGTTCTAATTTGTCCGACTTTTTCAAACGCATTTAAAGCAGTATTCACGCCAATAACACCAGCACGTCTTGCACCTGATCTTTCACCTTGCAATTGTGTGCCGCGATCTTGCGCTTCTTTAATCGCTTCGGCTGCGTCATCACCTGTTAATTCTACTCCATCTGATGATCTTACAACTTTTACGGTTCCATCTTTTCCAGCAAATACAACTATGCCACCAGTAATTATTTCAGTGGATTTAGCTTCAAAGCCACCACCGTCAGTACCATCGCTCCAACCTTCTGGCGGGACTGCTGTCCATCCAGCGGCCTCAAAGTCATCAACATCAGTTTGATTTTTAACAACAGCAGCGGGAAGGCCAGTTTTATAAAACTTTCGCTCTTTGAATGTGCTGCCTGTTCCAGTTGTCTTATCAACACTTTTAAATCTCGCGCCTTGGTTTTGCAAATCGGCAAAGCCTTTGGCTGTTAAGAAGTCACGATACGCTGTCTGATAAGCTCCAGTTGGTTGTCCTTTGTCATCCAAGACTGGAATTTCAATCATGTATTCTTTCGGATCGCGGTATGTCGCCGCCTTCGGCTTCAGCGTTGGCGCAAGGCTAAACGCCGTAGAGGCTACTTTCTGGTCTCTGTCGCGCTTCTCTTTCTTTTTGGCAGTCAGGTAGTCAAGCGGCACAAGGCCAGCCCCAACAGCCGACCCAAACAATGTGGAACCCGGCTGTGATGCCTGCTTGCCCATTTCCAGAAAGTATCGCAGGGAAGCCTCCCAAGGATTGGCCTCCTCAACAGGGGCATACATGGCGCTGGCTGCGTCAAAGGCTTTCTGCGCTCCAGCCTTACTGCCAGAAAGCATTCCCAATGCACCCATCATTTTGTCAAATTCAGTAGTGTCGCTTGCGCCCAGTGCCATGCTTTAGCCCTTTTAATTTGTTGGGTTCATCAATTTATACGCGCTGTACAGGCTACCCAGACCGCTAAGTGTCTGGCCGTACACCGAGGGATCAGCCGACATCTGTGTGCCTGTCTGATAGCCTCTTGACGCCTTAGAGTACGGCGTTTGGGCCAACGCACCCAGAGCAAAGTTGAGCTGCTCTGCTGGATACTCCCGCTGATCCAAATAATCAGCATAGGCCAAGTCAAGCGCCCGTTGATCAAGCAGGCGTGTGGCCTCGCCAGATGTAATGAGACCCTGCGCCGTTTGCGCCTGCAAGTCAGCCGCCAGTGTGCCAGCCGATCCGTATGCATCCATTTGGCCGCGCCGTGACGCCTCATCAGTTTCGTAGCCAGTTCGCATAGCGTTTTCTGCGCTAAACCTGTTAGCACGTTCCGTGTCAAAGCGACCAGCGGCAAAGTCTAAGCCTTCGCGGCCTGCCCTCGCTCTGAGGTCTCCAGCGGCCTGTGCGCCCTCTCCAGCCGCCGTGCCTTCCATTATGCCCAGACGTGAGCCGAAGGCACCACCGCCTCTTGCAGCACGGCTTCTAGCATCGTTTTGAGAGCGAATGGTCTGCTCTTCAATTTCGCGCACCGCAGGGTCCATCGCGCCTTGGTAGATGTCCATAAACGGCTGCGCCGTGTCCATGCTAAATGGATCGCCCATAAGCTCTTCGCGTGTTGCGGCGTCATAGCCTTGGCCCAACGTGTCAGCCACGCCCTCGTATTTATCCAGATACGGCTGAAAGGTTTCGTCCATAGAGCCAAGCATTCCCATGCCCTCGCGCTCTTGGTCGGTCAGCTTGCTGTTATCATCGCCATATGTCGCAATGCGATCACCCGAATATGTTGGATAGTCTGACGCTGCTATTTCGGAGGCTTTTTCAAATAATGATCGCCCAGCGGAGGATACCCACGATGGAACTTCATCTGCGCTGTATGTATCAGATGAGCTTGGTAGCTCCGAATATGATGGTGTGCAGAAACTGCCCATTTAAGCCTCCGTAAACAGTGAGCCGACTTTGGTCAGACCAAGCCGCTCGTAAAAATTATCTTTGCGATCTACATCGCCAGAATAGACGTGACCTAACTTGACTGGCACTCCAGACTCTTGTCCGATTTTCATAAATTTCTTAATTAATCGGGTGGCAATCGTCGATTTTCTGTGTTGGCGATAAACGAAAAACCAGTTGTCAGCCAGATACTTTTTGTCGCTCCACCAGTCGGTCATTTCTGCGCCACCAATTGAGCCAATAATTCTGCCGTCTATTTCAGCCACCAACACAACGCCATCGTGAATGGCGCGGCTGATTGCTGCGATCAGCTTGTCAGATCGGATTGGCGACACATCGTGTATTGTTTCAGAATGCATGACGTGCAGCATTCCGTATAGTGCGGATATATCCAG